CCTAAAGGTTCAGGCAGAAGACTCTATACTGATGAAAATCCAAAAGACACTGTTAGGATTAAATTTGCAACTCCTGCTGATGCTCGTGCAACAGTTGCAAAAGTTAAAAGAATTAATAAACCTTATGCTAGAAAAATTCAAATCCTTACTGTCATGGAACAAAGGGCAAAAGTGATGAAAAAAGCAGAAGTAGTTAGAATAGCTAAATCTGCAAAAGCATCTCTTAAACGTGCTAGAAAAAAATGACTGTATTTATGCTCATGTGTTATTTAAACGATATTTATAACGGAGGAGTGTATTTTAAAAATGTAAATGATTGCTTGTATTATTCAAAAAGATTAAGCAATCAAAATATAAATATGTCAAAAGAAGTTGAAAACTATCAATGCATGTGTAAACTCATACCAAATATAAATCCAAAGAGAGTGAAAGTGTACTAGGAGGTAGCCATGTTACAAGCACTTATAGGTCCAGTTACTGGACTATTAGATAAATTTATTCCAGACGCAGATCAAAAAGCAAAGCTCGCCCACGAGATAGCTACGATGTCCGAAAAACACGCTCAAGAGGCGTTACTTGCCCAGTTAGAAATAAACAAAGCTGAGGCTGCAAGTGGTTCTATATTTAAGGGTGGATGGCGACCTGCTGTTGGATGGGTCTGTGCGATTGCCTTTGCATATCATTTTATCGTAAAAGATTTAATTATATTTGGTGCGAGTTTTGCTGGTGCAGAGCTACCAGAGTTACCTGAATTTGATATGGGTACACTTTTAACTGTTCTTGGCGGAATGTTAGGAATTGGTGGATTGCGGACATACGAGAAGCAAAAAGGTTTAACTAAGTAATGGAAGATGAAAAAAAGAAAGTTGCTATTTGTTATATTCATAAAGTTGCTATGAAAGAAGTAGAGCATGAGGAACCAATACCAGAGTATGGTATTTATCGTTATATAGAATATAAATGTCCTGTTTGCTTTACTACTTGTGTGGAAACCTAATTATGGATGGTATTAAATTAGCAGAGCATTTATTAAAGAACATTCGCAAAAGACAAGATGAGTTAACGCAGTCTTTAGCAGATGGTTCGATAGACTCCATTGAGGACTATCGGTTTATAACAGGTCAGATACGAGGCATGACTTGGGTAATTGAAGAAATAAGAACCTCGATGAAAGGTATAGAAGATGACTAAAAAACTTTATGTTCCCGACAGATTGTTGGCAAAAAATATTAACCCAACTCCATCTGCAATAAGCAAAGGCTTCAAAAATGAAGAACCTAACAAAAATGAAGATGACCCTTCAAAGTTAGATGAATCTACATTGGATAGGTTGCCTCAACCAACTGGTTATAGACTTTTGGTAATACCATATTACCCAAAAGAAAAGACCAAGGGTGGTATATACATACCTGATGCAACAAGAGAGAGAGAATCATTTGCAACAGTAGTAGCTTACGTTGTTAAAATGGGTCCAGATGCATATCAAGATTCTGATAAATTCCCAAATGGAGCATATTGTTCTGAGAAAGAATGGGTGCTTATGGGTAGATATGCTGGAAATAGGTTCAAAGTGGAAGGACTTGAGCTAAGACTCATAAATGATGATAATATTATTGCAAAAATACTTGATCCAACAGATATTTCTTATGTATAGTGGAGAGCATGATGAATGAAACACAAGAGCAAATAAAAGAAGAAAACCCTGTCGAAGAAAACGTAATAGTTGACATCGATGAATCTGAACAAAAAAATTTAGACACTCAACCAGTTGTTCAAAAAGAAGAAGAACGAACAGATGTTCGCTCTGAACAATCTGGTGAAGAATTAGATGAGTATTCAGAAAATGTGCAAAAGCGTATCAATCAACTTACTGCTAAAAGAAAAGCTGCTTTAGAAGAAGCTGACGCTGCATACAAATATGCACAAGAACAAAAAAGACAAAATGAGGAACTTCAAAAACAACTTCAACAACTTAATACTGGCTATACTTCAGAGTTTGGAAACAGAATAGAGGCTCAATCTGCTAGTGCAAAGAAATTATATAAGGAGGCTTTTGATGCTGGAGATGCTGAAAAAATGTCTGAAGCGAGTGACCTCATGGCTAAACTCGCTATTGAGAATGAGAGACTCAGAATACAAAAAATTAGAACCGAAAATGCGGGAACTAAAGCGAATGAGGGACAAAATCAAGAAACCCAACCTCAAGCGAGGCAGACCCAAGAAAAACAAGATTTAGATCCAAAATTACAAGCTTGGCTTGGCAAAAACACTTGGTTTGGTCAAGATATGGTAATGTCTCGTGGTGCTCAAGCCATACATGAACAGATAGTTAGTGTAGATGGATTTGACCCATCAACAGATGAGTATTACAAGGAAATTGATAAAAGAATGAGAATTGAGTTTCCTCATAAGTTTCAGAGTGACAGAAAAGTCGCCCAGACTGTCGCACCTGCAAACGGCAAAGCCGTATCTAGTGGGCGGAAAAAGCAAATAGAACTTACACCTGGACAAGTTGCATTTGCTAAAAAAATGAGAATACCTTTAGAGCAATATGCAAAAGAGGTATCTAAAATTGAAACCAGGAAAGGAGCATAAAATGGTGGAGAGAGCTAGTCGAGAGTCTGCAACTCGTGAAAAACAGGAAAGAAGAAAAGCTTGGGCACCACCAAATCAGTTAGATGCTCCGCCAGCACCTATAGGTTATAAGCATAGGTGGATTAGAGAACGAGTTATGGATTATGATGATAAAGCTAATATTCATAAACGACAAAGAGAGGGATACGAACTTGTTCGTGCAGAGGACTATCCAGACGCAGAATTTCCTGTGATTGATGAAGGCAAAAATGCTGGAGTAATTGGTCAAGGAGGACTTTTATTAGCACGGATACCTGAAGAAATTGTTGATGAAAGAAATCAATATTTTCAAAATAAAACAAGTACCCAGATGGAGGCTGTTGATAGAGATTTAATGAAAGAATCAAATCCTGCAATGCCAATATCAAAGGAAAGGAAGTCTCAAGTTCACTTTGGTGGCAAGAGGCAAAGTTAATAAAATTCTTACTTAGGAGTTAAAAATGGCAAATCAAGATGCTGCTTTTGGCATGAGACCAATCAAGATGATAGGGGGAGCTCCCTATACTGGTGGTCAAAGCCGATATAGAATCGCTGCCAATTATGGAACTGCTATTTTCCAAGGTGACATGGTAGCCCAAGTTACTGGGGGAACTGTAGAAGTACACGCAGATGGCGGTACTGTTCCAATAGTTGGAGTGTTCAATGGTTGTAGATTTACAGATCCTACAACTGGAAAAGAAACCTTTTCCAACTTTTATCCTGCAAGCACAAATGCGTCAGATATTGAAGCTTTCATTATAGATGACCCAAATGTTATTTATGAAATTCAAGCAGATGCTGCATTTCCAATTGCGGATTTATTTGGTAACTTTGACATCGTATATACAAGTTCAGGCTCTACTGTAACTGGTATTTCTGGTGCAGAGTTGGATGTAACAACAGGTGCAACAACTGCTGGTTTACCTCTGAAAGCGATAGATATTTCGCAAGATCCAGAAAACAGCGATGTTGGTTCCGATGCCACCAATGTTCAAGTAGTTATTCAAAATAGCATATTTGGGCAAAAAGGTGCAGGATTAGCGTAAGGGAGATTAGATTATGGCTATATCAAGAGCACAACTCGTAAAAGAGTTAGAACCCGGTCTTAACGCTTTATTCGGCATGGAATATGATCGTTATGATCAAGAGCATTTAGAAATCTATGAGACAGAGTCATCTGACAGAGCCTTTGAAGAAGAGGTTATGTTATCTGGATTTGGTAATGCTGCAACAAAATCAGAGGGTGCTGGAGTAACCTTTGATACTGCAAACGAAGTCTACACTTCAAGATATACAATGGAAACTATTGCATTAGCTTTTGCATTAACAGAAGAGGCAATGGAAGACAATTTGTATGATCAACTTGGAGCTAGATACACAAGAGCGTTAGCAAGATCAATGGCACACACAAAGCAAGTCAAAGCCGCCGCTGTGTTAAACAATGCGTTTAATTCAAGCTTTACAGGTGGTGATGGTAAAGAACTTTGTGCAACAGATCATCCATTAGGTGGTGGTGGTACATTTAGAAATGAACCATCAACTGCGGCAGATCTTAATGAAACATCATTAGAAAATGCTCTTATTGACATTTCAAACTTTGTTGATGAGAGAAACATGATTGTTGCATTAAGAGGAATGAAATTAATTGTTCCACCTGCATTACAATTTGTTGCAGATAGATTGCTTGAGTCAACTCTTAGAGTTGGAACATCTGACAATGATTTAAACGCTATTAAAAATAGAGGTATGTTACCAGAGGGTTATACAATTAACCACTTCTTAACAGACACAGATGCGTTTTTCTTAAAAACAGATGCACCTAATGGTTTTAAATATTTTGAAAGAATACCATTAAGCACAAGCATGGAAGCTGACTTTGATACAGGCAACATGAGATATAAAGCTAGAGAGCGTTATGCCTTTGGTTTTTCAGACCCTCGTGCTGTCTTTGGTTCTCCTGGGGCCGCATAAAAATATTCACATATTTTTCAAGGGGTCTTTTCAGACCCCTTTTTTTTGTGTATAGTTAAATTACCTTGACGAACAATTAAGTTCGACATTGGCCAAGACAAGGAGATTAACATGGCTAATACAACCTTTTCAGGTCCAGTCCGATCAAAGGGCGGATTTAACGTAATCAATGAAAATAGCACTACTGGTGCAATCACAGAAACTGGTTTTTCAGTTAATTCAACTGGACAACTAATATCTATGGGTACTAGAAAAATTCAAACATTTGCTATAAGTCTTGCCGATACTAATGCGGCATCAGTTACTTATGGAGATAATGATGTTCTAGTTGAATTAGGTGCATTAAATACAGATCATCCAGATGCTTTAGTAACTGCTACTAAGTTTTTTATTCATAAAGTAGTAATAGGCATCACAACTGCGGCAGCAAGTGATGCAAATTCTTTAGCTAATTTACAACTAAGTGCAACATCTGGTACTGCAACTAATACTGCAATATCATCTGGAACAGAGATTGTCGGTGCAGGAGTTGCTTCTTTTAATCCAAGAATATCTGCAACAGATTCAGTTACTGAAGTTGACATAAACCTTGATGACACTGCTGGAAACTTTCATGTGTTTGAGCCAAACATAAGTGCAGCCATAGCAAGTAAAAATTTATATTTATGTGCAGGTGATGCTTGTGACACAGCATTAACTGCTTTCCGTGCAACATTGGAAATTGAATATTCAGTTTATTAATAGGAGAGTAATATGGCAGATGCAGTTACCTCACAAACTTTAATAGACGGCCACCAGTCTGCCGTCTTCAAGTTTACTAATATTTCTGACGGAAGTGGTGAAAGTGCAGTTAAAAAAGTAGATGTTTCTGCTTTAGCAACAAACGTAAGAGGCGAGGCTTGTACCAGAGCCACCATAGAGAAGATTTGGTGGCAGTGTAATGGTATGAAAGTTAAAGTTTTGTTTGATGCTTCAACAGATGACTTTTGTATTGAGTTAGGTGAAAACCAAAGTGGACATCACGACTATACATCATTTGGTGGATTAACAAATCCAGCGAGTTCTGGTGTAACTGGTGACATAATGTTTACTACAGTTGGTCATTCATCAGCAGATAGCTACACTATCATTATGCAGGTTAGAAAGAGCTATGACTAATGGCTAGAAAACGAGACAAACAACCCCCTAAGACCAAAAAGTATTTCCGCTCCACAAAAAGTGGGGCGGGAATGACTAAAGCGGGGGTTGCTCGTTACAGAAGAGAAAACCCAGGTAGTAAGTTAAAAACCGCTGTTACTGGTAAGGTAAAGCCTGGAAGTAAAGCCTCTAAAAGAAGAAAGTCTTTTTGTGCAAGGAGTGCTGGACAAATGAAAAAATTTCCTAAAGCAGCAAAGAATCCTAATAGTCGTTTAAGACAAGCAAGAAGAAGATGGAAGTGTTGACATGAAAGCAGACGAAGTTTTAAAGTTATTAGAAAAGCATGAGTCTGAGTGCAACAGACGTTATGAAAAAATAGAAAAGAGTTTAGATAAGTTAGATGTAAAAGTTTGGGGTTTAGCAGTTTTAATTGTTATTACTCCTTTTTTACATAAGATGATTTAAATGGTTATGGGAAGGTCGCAAATGGCACGACAAGTGTCAAAGCCTCCCCAAAAAAGAAAGTGGAGTAATGCGAGAAAGAGGAAAATCAATTGCAAACGACCTAAAGGATTTTCTGAAAAAGCACATTGTGCCTCTAAAAAAAGGAGAGGTTCTAAGAGCAAAAGGTGAGCCATTAAAGGATTGCCCACAATGTATGAAAAGAAAGTATTGGTGCACTTGTTGGAAAGTATTGAAAGGAAGATATTATGCCTAAAGACGCTTGTTATCACAAAGTAAAAGCTAGATATAGAGTTTTTCCATCAGCATATGCTTCAGGAGCTATTGCAAAATGCCGAAAGGTAGGAGCAGCTAATTACGGAACTGGTGGCAAAAAGAAAGCTAAAAAGAAGGCAGAAGGTGGTGTAATTGAGCTAAAAAATGGTGGTTCTGTGCCAAAAAGAACTCGTAAAAGAAAAACAAAAAATCCAAACATTGCACGAGGTTGTGGTGTGGTTATGAACAATAGAAGAAAAGTAACAAAGTTTAGATAATGGCTGTTCGTAA